AATGTAAATCGTGATTCTCATAATCCATAGTAATTGTAGGTTCATCCCAATATGTAATAATTTTATCAGTTTCATTGAATGCTATCATATAGTGCATTGCTGTGATATATGACTGAACGTCGCAAATCATAATTTCAACATTTGTACCTACACTATTATCCACTTTACCGATACCACCGGAACGTTTATTTCGTGTATAATCAACTGCCGAAAAGTAGTGTAAGCGTATATCTGCGGCGGATTCACAACCAAATGCGAAAGCAACCTTTTTTTCCATGGAGATAGACGCCTTTGCCAGTGCAAGCCCAATGTGTCTAGCAACACAAACAAATATAATTCTATAATTATTAGATAGACCGATTGGTGAAAGTGTCTTTCCAGTACCAGTTGGCGCTGTATACAGTACTAATTTCGGAATGGTATTAGTATTATCAAATATATTGTATAATTCTTTCTGATGATGAAATAACGTTTTATCTTCATATTTTAACAAATGTGGATTTTTTTCAATAAAATCATATGCGTTAGTAATAATTTCACTAGTTTTGGTAAACGAGTTGACATATTGGGTAACTTTGTCCAAAATACGCATGAAATGACAGTTTAGATTAGTAATAGTTGCTTTGTTTAATTGTAAAAGAGTGTATAAGTAGAATGCGTAATTTGATTTTATTTTATGTACGTGTTTTAATAGACTAGTCATTAAGTCCAATAGAATGTATTCAAAGATCGATGATTTATTATCGCCAATATTAGATTCTAAATTTTGAATACGTAATTTATCGATTTTTTTTAGTGTTTTGATTTTATCTACAGATTCGGGAAAATGTATATTCTCGAGTGGGGTCTTTTTTCCGTATTTTTCGAATAATTTTCTCAAATTGGGCTCGAAATACTTTTGAAATAACATGAGTTCAGTGCCATCATTTTTATCGATCTTTACAAATGAATACAATGACTGATTAATATTACTATGAATATTAGTATTATTGTACCCATCGTTTATCATTTGTAAGATTTTTTTTTCTTGTGATGAAACGGGAATTTCAATGGATTCCCATTCCGATTTGACTAATTTACGTTGAGCAAGATCCATGTTGATTATTATTAATTATTAATAAATGTTGGTTTCTTTTCACAACGTATGTATTTTTATATTCAATTTTTCATAAAAAATATAGAAATAAACTTTGATATCATTCTAGAAATGTTCCAAGGGTTTTTCCAACAAACGTACCGAAAGGTTTCGTTTGAAGACGTACAATATATTATATCAAAACCAAAAGATTATATAATAATAAACACATTAGAATCAACAAAACAACATTGTTTAATTCAGAATACTATTTCTTACGATTCAGAAGAGTCAATTATAAATGAACGATTAAGTCAATACGATTTCACCCCCCAAATTGTAATATACGGCATGAATATAAATGACGAAAAGGTCAATACAAAAGCGAAACAACTATCCGGTCTAGGATTTACGAATATATATTTATATATGGGTGGAATGTTCGAATGGTTGATGTTACAAGACATTTACGGACTAGATGAGTTTCCTACCACGAGTAATTTTTTAGATATCTTATTTTATAAACCAAATCGCATATTGTAATTAGATGGATTCTTCTGCCTCTACCTCACTTGTCTCTTTGGGTTCTTCTTTAACCTTATCAGGATCGGCATAATTATATTGCACCTTGTCTTTGAGGTAGGCAGAATAAAATATATTAGTATCTGTATTAGCAAGTCCGTAAACATCAGTTAATTTACCGGCTAAAAATAATAAATTGGTAACGAATACAGTAGTCGTCTTACTGTCGAAATAATTATCATATATTACAATTCCACTATACACGGAATTTAATAAATAGAAAAATGCGGCAACGTAACATGCGTTCTGATAAGACCCATCTAGATTCAATATAACCTTTCTTTTTTTTTCAGGTAAAAGTAATAATGCTTCGCCAACGGCATCATTATCAGAAGGGAATTCTTTATTGACATCTAAATATGATATCATTTTGTTTTCGCGACGAATTTCAACCACGTACATGATAAAAAATGATGCGAATGTGACAAAATTAATAGCGACGTTTCCAGCGTATATTTGGTCTTCCGATGACATTACATCTGACATAGTACATAACTGGTCGTTACACTTCTGTGGGACAAATACTAATAATAATGTTCCCATTACTACACGATACATTTCTAATACAAATGCCATGTATGCACCCATTTTTTGTTTAAAATCTTGGTCGCCGACAGTTTCCTGTATATCTTTTATACCATCCATAAAAGATTCACGTCTTGATTTAGTAACCTGATCGGTCGATTCAGTCGAAATATCAACTACTGTCATATCATCGCTTGGGAGTCTTTCCATAATGCTATATAAGTATAACATATTTTTATCTGTATAAAAAATTGAATTCGGAATATTAGTTATATATTAGCAAAAATAATATTCCGAATATTTATAACCATTCTTACAAAATGTGTCGTCCCGTAATTATTTCTATCGAGGGTAATATCGGTGCTGGAAAAACAACCATCGTACAAGAACTGCAAAAAAAATTCATCAACAAACAAAATATAATTTTTGTAAAGGAACCGGTTGATATTTGGGAAACAATTAAAGATAATGACGGACAAACAATTCTACAAAAGTTTTATGCGGAACCTTCTAAATATGCGTTTCAATTCCAAGTAATGGCGTTAACTACGCGATTATCATTAATAAGAGATACAATTCGAAATAATCCAACTTGTGATGTATTGATATGCGAAAGATCGGTTGATGCCGATAAAGAGATTTTTGCCAAGATGTTACATGACGACGAAACTATAACTGATATTGATTATAAAATCTACTGCTTGTTATCAAACGAACATGCAAAAGATAACCATGTAACCGGTCATATTTATATAAACGCGGACGCTGATAAATGTTTTGAACGAATTAATAAGCGTTCGCGAAGTGGTGAAGGTGCGATAGAACTATCGTATCTTAAGAAATGTAAGGACTATCATGATAATTGGCTCGGAGATTATACAAAATGGGATCCTAATGTTACAACTAGCGACGTAACTATGTTAGATATTAACACTAATGCCGATGCAACCTATACCGACGGTGATGTCAATGACCCTGGAAATGGATGGATATTACAGATCGAAAAATTTATACAACATATTATTTCACTACAATCTACAACTCCACGTTTGCCTCCTCCACCCAATTCACCTGTCTCGGTATAATGAATATCTATCCATATTTAATTAAATTTCACAACAATTTTAACACTTTCTTTTTTTATTGTTTTACATGCGGATACTGATAATTCTTCGCGACGTTTTCTTGTTTTCGTATTAATATTATCATTTTTATCAGATTGTCCGTCGAGTGGTATGCGTTTTTTTGTAGTGAGATTACGTTTATTCATATCATTTTCAATAGTTTCGTAATTATTTTGAATATAATTTACAATATTGTTCTCAATCGCCCATTTAAAAAAGTTTAATTGACCTATTGTGGTTTCCATTAATTGGTCTTCATTATATGGAACTGAAATACGGTCCCATCGACAAAATGGGTCAAATCGTTTTTTTGAATAAGCCTTTAGTTTCAACTTGTAGTCATTATATACTTTAAATCGGTCCATTATTGTTAGGTCTCCGCGCTTTGTCGATATTTCATATACGGTATAATATTTCTTTGCGAAATTTGTTACAAACCAATCTACAATGCGTAGTGATATTTTAGATTCGCCGTTAATAATATTCATCATATTATTTAAATTATCATGTTCTTTATAAAATTCCATTAAATTACTCAATAATAAGTCATTTTGCGTATTTAATGAGTTTGAACGATACATATTTAGTATTTTATGTATACAAGATTATATATTTATACAGTTTATTTGCAAATATATAATTTATTTAGTTTGTTATAGAAATGGAACCAATTTCTACGCTTGGTATTTATCTTGTATGGGTTGTTGCCGGATCTAGCATTATACACTATGTCGCCGAAACTCAATCTGTAAGAATATACAATAATATGGAAAATAGTATACGAAGTGGATACTCTATGTAAATAACTTGCCTGAAATCGATTTAAATACATAATATTAAGTAATAATATTAATACAGTTACAATGTCGTGCTTTGATATGTTATTCTGTTACTTTGAATATATTTTATTTAACGGATTCGACGGATTTGATGAAAAACTCGAATTCACATATAATAAAAACAGCGACGAAGAAGGTAATAGCGAAGACGACGGCGATAGCGATACTGACTCGATTATTTCGGAGAATAATACATCAGTCCTCGATGGTTATAATAGTGAAGATTATGTTGATGATTATTATATTAGGCCTCAAAATGGTAATATGATTACACGTAGAAATATTGCGTTCTGCTAGTAAAATAAAAAAGGCATAACTGGCCCTTTTTATTTTGTTTTAATTTTGTTTATACGATTGTTTGTTTTAGTTTGGCAATTGATGCTTCTTCTCTACTAATTTTGCGATTCAGTTTAACGATATGTGTTTTGATTACTCGTTCCTCTAGTTTACGTTCTTTATTTGTAAGTTTTATCTGAATTGCCCTTTCCTTCTTTATGTCTTTCATTGCCTGCTGGCGGGCAGTTTTGGCTTCTTTTTCAAGAACTTTCATTTGTTTTTTAGTTTCCTTTTCGATAATTCGAACTTCGCGTTGTAATAGTACCAATTCTTTATTCTTAATAGATTGGTCTTTGCGCAATTGTAACAATACCTGTTTTTGCGTTTTCATGTTATCTGTTGCAACCTTACCTAAGGTTAACATGAAACGAGGGATTGTAAATACTTGTGTTGACATGATTGTTTTGTTGTTGGATATGATATCATTCTATAATATTAAGTATTTCAATTTTTTATCATATTTGTACAAAATAATCGATAAAATAAATGGCTTAACTAACTAGAATTGGACATAAATAAATGTCCAAATTTCATTTGGGAAAAATAGTTTTGTATTTATACCTATATAAAATACGATGTATTACCATTATGGTGTATTTTTGATTTTTTGTGAAAAATTATTGTTACTGTAAATAAAAAAGTATATTGCCAACTAAACGATTTAGGAACTAAACATCTTCGTATAATATACGAAGATGACGAATAATAAAAGTACAGAAAGTTCACGTGAATATGAATGTAAATATTGTGATTATACTACCATGCGAAAGAGTCAATATTACCGCCATTTAACTACTGCAAAACATCAAATACGAACAAATACGAACAAAATAGTTCCAATAAGTTCTAAAATCTATCAATGTGAGTGTGAGAAAACATTCAAACATGCGTCTTCATTATGGAATCATAAACAAAAATGTGATGGTACGGTTCAACCTAAATCTCTAGAACCAGTAGCAGTTGTGGATTCGTCCTTGGTTCTAGAGTTATTGAAACAAAATAAGGAGTTACATGAAATGGTTATAGATCTAGCAAAGAACTCGGGTAATACTACAACCACTAATAATACAATCAACCATACCACGAACAAATTTAATTTGAATGTATTTTTGAATGAAACCTGCAAAGATGCGATTAATCTCAATGATTTTATTCAATCAATTGAACTGAACTCGGATGATTTCGTGCGTACGGGAGAAATCGGATACGTAAGAGGCATCTCTGATATTATGGTAGAACGTATTCGCGATATGGAACCGCATACTCGACCTATACATTGTACTGATTTGAAACGAGAGACCATATATGTAAAAGATTCGGATACATGGTCAAAAGAAAATGAGAATAAAACCCATTTGAGAAAGGCAGTGAAAATAGTTGCAGGTAAGAATCAAGCACAAGTCCATACATGGATTACACAAAATCCCAATTATGAGATATTGGACTCACCTGAATGTGAGAAGTATTTTGAATACACAAAAGCATCACTAGGTGGATATGGTAAAGAAGAAGATATGAAATTCGATAACAAAATAATCAATAATATTCTAAAGGAGACCCTTATCAATAAGGAACTGCTTGAATAAAACGAAACAGGTCGAAAAGTTAGAGTAAAAATTGAAATCGATATAATTATACTTAATTAGTATAATTATATTACACCGACTAAAAAGAAAAATGAGACAAAATCCCATTAAAAATTAAAGTAGTGTAAAATCAATAGGCAACCTTTTCATTGCCGATCGTCTTACTTAACCCTGCTAATGTTTCACAGGTGAAAGACGCTTGTCGTTGAAACTCACTCGGTCTGGTTTGAGTGTTTA